GACGCAGGGTCGCAGGGGTTTGACTACACTAGTTTTTGTGATACACTGTACCTAGTTTTATTTGGAGGACTAAAACAATGAAATCTAAAATACTTTCACACCCGTCAAAGATGCCATGTCCGGCAATATCATTGGACGCTCGAGCATGCAAAACGGGATCGAAGCTCGCAGAGATCGAAGGCACAGTTTGCCATGATTGCTATGCGCTCAAGGGTTTCTATCGTATGCCCAATACCAGAAACGCCATGCAAAGACGCATGGATTTTATGACCAGTTTGGAATTCGTACCAAAGATGGTCGAAGAACTACGCCAGTTTTGCACCAATGGATACTTTCGTTGGTTCGATTCTGGCGACGTGCAAAGCGTACAGATGGCCACCAATATCTTAGAGGTATGCCGACAGACTCCAGAGATTAAACATTGGATACCGTCCAAAGAGCCCGCCATTTGGAAAGATGCCCTCGCGCAAACGGAACAGCCGAACAATGCTATTGTTCGCATGAGCGCGACCAAAATTGATTCGGCTGCGTCCAACAAATGGGCGCATACGTCCACCGTTCACAAGGATCGAGACCCGTTCGGCCAAGCTTGTCCTGCCAGTTTACAAGGCAACAAATGTCTCGATTGCAGAAGCTGTTGGAATACGAACGTGGCAAATGTTTCCTACAGCTTTCACTAATCCAACCACAGGGGCTCCGGCCCCCACCCTGGGGTTCTGCCGCCAAGATCATATACATATATACAAGGGCGCAGGGTCGCAGGACTTGACACGCAGGGTCGCAGAGCGCAGAATCACTACCAGTTTCTTAGTCCTCCAAACTGAGAACCAACCCCTCTTCGGAGGGGTTTTTTATTGGGCAAATGCCTGATGAGAAAGGGCGCAGGGTCGCAGGGTTTGGTCAGCTTGATCGCGGATCGCCTGGAACACAGACTCAATATCCTCGAGCCTAGAACCTTCAGTATGGAACACCCCCTCAGAAGCCAAGGTTCTCGCTTCACGGCTCTCAAATAAATATAGGCTACCCGACCCTTGGTGCTTAACTAAGATGAACGAGAGACCTCCTGCGTGACTGTGTGAGATATGCCAAGCAGTTTGCTGTGGACTCAACTTCACTTTATTACTTTTAATTACCTTCAGTTCTATCCAGAATGATATTGATTCCCAAACGATATAAAGATCAGGCATCCCTGCTGAGACTCTGTTCTCCAACCTCCAAGCGTAACAATTTTTCGGTAGTTTCTTTCGGATCGCCGTCCAAAAGTTCGCTTCGGGTCCTCGTGACATCTTTGAATTCTCCGTCGATTACTACATGAGGGTATCGTTTTTGAAGATCAGCCAACCGTCCCATAATTTCTTCTCTTGTCATATCATCGATTCGATTAACTGTTTCTCTTCTGTCGATAGTTAGACCACCCAATGCTGACCGAATTTTTTCTGCGTTGATTGCCGCAGAATATTGACCAACATCTTCCGCACCTTTTGATAGCTCAGACAGTCGTTTCATTTGACCAATCAGTGTCACTCCGTACTGGCGTTCTCTTTCCTCCCTCAGTTCTTTTATGTGTTCTACTACGTGAGGGTAGTCTTTCCCGTTCAGTAAAACAGAAGCTGTTTTCGGAGCCACATTCACAGAAAACCCTGCTTTCCTGGCGCACTCCGCATTTGAATAGATGCCTTCGACTATCAGTTTACAGAACTCTCTTTGGCGGTTCGTCAGCTTCCTCTCAGCCGTAACACTTTTAGTCATAACTTCTCCTATAAGGGTTTGACTAGCCAAATAATGATACAAATCCGTAACGTTTTAATCAAAAAATCTAAGCTTTTTGCTGCAAAAGTTAAAAACCATTTTTACGTTTCCGTGGTTCTAGCACCTAGAAACGTTACGGATGTTACGAAACAGGGTAAAACGTTACGAGTTCAATCTTTTTTTTTCCCAGGATTTTCAACAATTTATTTTAATCCGTAACATCCGTAATGCTCGTAACGCCTCATTTCAAAAAAAAAAAATAATTTTTTCTCCATTTCGCTGTGCAACCTTTTAAACACATGTTACGATGGCCCCGTTGCACTACACATGTACACAGCACTACTGCTTTAATTGCGCTAGTCGATAAACATGTGTATTGTGGCTGACTCATTAATCATTTGGAGGACAAGCAATGGAAACCAAAGTCATGAACACAAGGTACAGGGTTCAAGTATCAGCAGTCGTATCGGCAGGGGAGCCATCAACAGAGATCAACTGGCCTGTTGACACGATGGGCGAAGCCAAGGCTTTCATCGAAGGTTACAAGATGGCTGACACATCTCACCTCGCATACTCATTCAAGGTCATAGAGATCAGGGACGTTGGGACTGTTATTTCTGTCCATACCAAAGACGTTTTGAATATTGAGGTGTTCCGTGATCTATGTTCACACGCCTCAGAAAAAGAAGCTGAGGAGCATCTGGAGTATCTCAAAAGAGAGGAATTATTTGATGAGAATCTTGATGCTTATGATTGGCATTTTGTGACTGTGAAAACAGAGGTAGAGGTTAGTTATGACTAAGCATCAAAAAGATCTTTTGAAGTCCATGAAAGTTCTTGGTCAAAGAATCGAGGCTGACACAAAGAATGCGTCACAGCTTGAAGAGCAAGAACAGGACTTATTGTACAGGTTTCTAGACACCTTACCGGACAATGGTAAGAGCGTACCTCTTCAATCAATCGCTGATCTTGTGAATTCAACGGAGGTGAATAGTGACTAAGCAAATGAAAGCGATCCACACTGAAATTATCAATCATGTGGATTATCAACATGAGTTGGAAAAGTCGTATGAGATTTACTACGAAGCGGACGAAGAGACCGGAGCCGTTCTCAGCGTCACTGAGATCATTGAACTGCCACGTCAGACCTTTGACGAGGTCAGGTATGACTCAATGCTTTGGCAACACCTTGTCAAGAAGTTTCAACCAGACGGCACGGAAGAAGAACAGGAGCAAGAGCTATGACAGTCATAATCGACGTTCAGCAAGTAGGAACCTGCAATGCAAGTTTAAATCAGTGCATCGATGAATTTAATACGAAGCGAGCGGGGCAGGGGTTTCTGTCCTGCTCTTCTGAGGATTCTCAGATGATTGATCAGATTGTCGGACAATGCACCGATTTCATCAACGAACACCAACCGCACTTTGATTGGTGTTCCATGAAAGTTGTGGTTAAGGAACAGGAGGACGAACTATGATTTACGCTAGAGAATTCTGGTTTAGCCCACGGCTACATGAAAGCATTACCTCGCATGTCAGAGAGCGCACACTGACTGATGACATGCGACACGACGAGGCTTTATCCATCATTGAAAAGTTGAAGGAAAAGTCAAACGAGCAACTAGGCGAGATGGTGCGTGAATGGTTAGAGCATCCAGACGTTCAAGCATACCCACGCGATTTTACTGAGTGGGTGAATGAGGTCACCATCGAATGAATTTTTTTGATACAGCCACGTACTACCTGATCATGTCCGTGGTCGGGTGGTCACTGGTCATCCTACAGATCACATGTGTGGTTTGGTTTTTAAAAAGTTGGAGGAAGAAATGAGATACGCGACAGTCTGTTCGGGTGTTGAAGCCTGTTCCGTGGCGTGGGAGCCATTGGGTTGGCAACCAGTTTTCTTTTCTGAGATTGAGGACTTCCCGTCGGAGGTTCTCAGCACACATTATCCAAGCGTCCCCAACCATGGGGACATGACAAACTTTGAGGAGTGGGGTTATGAAAGAGGATCAATTGATGTTATTTGCGGAGGAACACCTTGTCAGTCTTTCTCCGTTGCAGGACTCAGAAGAGGACTCAGCGATAACAGAGGGAATCTTGCGCTCACTTTTTGCCGAATGGTTGATCAGTTGCGCCCCAAGTACTTCATCTGGGAAAACGTTGCCGGTTGTCTGTCATCCAACGGAGGACGGGACTTTGGTTCCATCACAGGGGCGATGGCAGAATTCGGGTATTCATTCGGATGGCGTGTGTTTGACGCACAATACTTTGGAGTCCCCCAGAGACGACGTAGAGTCTTTCTTGTTGGATGTTCTACAGGACAACCAGAACATATCCGACAAATATTGTTTGAGCCAGAGGGCGGCAGAAGGAATCCTACGGAGAGCCAAGAGACGGGGCAAGACATTACCCGAAACACTAGAGACGGCACTGAGGTCTTTGATTTCCAACGAATTGGTCAGTACGGAACCAAGGGCGTAGGATCGACTTGCATGGCGCGGGACTACAAGGACTCAAAGGACTTGGTCGTGTACGAATACCACGGTCACGATTCCAGAGTCAAAGAGCTAGATCAGACGTGTCAGACCGTCACATCCAGATGGGGGACGGGTGGCAATAATGTGCCATTGGTTTCGTTCAGTTCAAATATGTCTGAGCCTGACGTGCTTGAGAACGTAGCACCGACGGTCAAGGTTGGTGGCAGTGGGTGCAGTAATCCCCCTGCCATTGCGTATGGCTTGAGAACCTCCAACACCAAATCAAATGGTTGGGGCATTCAAGAAAACAGAACGCACACGCTTGATGCATCAGGAGGAACGCATACCGTTGCAACAGAAAAACTGGTGCGTCGGTTGACACCGATTGAAGTCGAACGGTTACAGGGTTTTCCAGACGACTACACAAGTATTCCGTGGCGCGGCAAGACCGCACCGGATAGCCGTCGCTATAAGGCGATGGGTAATAGCATGGCTGTTCCGGTCATGCGTTGGTTAGGTCAGCGTATCGCTGACATTGAGGAGGGTAACAATGAGTAAGGTTAAGATGAAATATTACGTTGAGCTTTCCGGCTTTACAAAAGACGATCCAAATTTTTTCGTTTATGTAATGTCGGACTCCGTTAAACAAATTGAATCGATGTTTTGCGAATACAACATTATTTGTATTGACCAAGTTGATTAGGAGAAGAGGAGAGTAACAATGAGTGAAGAATGGCAAAAAATATATAACGAAAGAGCGGTCAAGCACAACAAGCGGGTGAAGTCGATTCGCGAGAGTCGTCTGCCGAAGGATTGTGTTGAGGCTCTTGATCAAGCGATCCGTGCAATGGATAGCCTACACTTTTCAATCAAAGAGAGTATCTGCAACAACCACAACTGCATCACTATGGACGACATGATTCAGCTTGGCACTGCGCTCAACCGGATGAAAGAGGAATTCCAGGAGAGGGAGTTGAAGTAATGCCCACGATTTATAAGATCCGTGATCGGCTAAACCAAACATCTAAGTTTGTGGAATCTTATCCAAGAGCGCGTAAAGCACTCTTGGATAATCCAGACGCGATCATTGAGCAATTGGAATATCAATACAAGTGGCAGATAGTTGTGATGTTAGAAAACGCATATTTAGAGGGAGTAATAGATGAGCGAGACAGGTAACGAAATTTTGTGGCACGTTAGCACGTTGTCCGCAATTGCAGGTCCCATTGAAGCTGTATTTGAAGACGGCGCAGGGGTAGCCTGGGCAACCGAAGTTGGTGGCGATTGGTGGCTGCGGCTGTTCAAAAAAGACGAAGAGTTCTTGATTCATATGGACGACCGTTATGGGGATCGTCTCAAGATGATGACGGTCGCAGGGTACGCACAGCATTGTGCCGAAGACATGGAATACACCATCTGCAACTGGGACGAGTTTGTCGGAGACATGGAAGCAAGAGTGGCACATTAAAAAAGTGGCGCGTTAAGAGGAAACAACAATGAGCAAGATGGGTGATTGGGTACTTGAGCTTGAGATGGACAAGGTTCATCTGACGAGGGAGCAGTTCGCTGCCAAACACGGACACATGTTTGTGTACATTTACGATGAACAACTTGGTGTTGTATCACAACCTTGTGTAGAATATTCAGAAGAAACTAAAGGAGAAAATTAATGCCTAAGAAAGCACAGAAACCTGCGTTTGATAGGACGCAATTTACAACTATTTCCATACCGAACGATATATATCTTAAACTAAAAGAACTGGCTGACGCAGAGGATCGCAAGATCAGCCGCCAAGTAACTAGGTATATACTCAAGGCGTATGAAGAAAGAAGCACAACCACTGCATGAGCCAGATCATAATCGATCTGGCAAAGGAAGCGGGAATAGCTCACCTTCCTCTAATGGAAAAAATCAGAGGAAGGAGTTTCCTCGCGAACATGGAACAACTGACAATGTTCGCGAAGCTCGTTGCAAGGACAGCGAGAGAAGACGAAAGAAAGAAATTGAAAGGCTCAATCTGATGAACCGTATTTGGAACGGAGAGGATTAGTCTTTAGTCTTTGCCCAGGAACACATCCCCTTCTTTTCCCTAAAGTCCGTCACCTTGATCTGACGACGTTTGCTATCTCTTTTACTACCAATCAAGTCAAGCAGCAGAGCCTTGCACACTTGCTGATTGAGACCTGTAATCTTTTCCATATCAGCAAGTGTGCGGTCCATGTCGCATCGTCCCATGGAATAGTTGTAAGCCAGTTCTAAAACCTGCTTGGTGTTATTTCCAACCACTTTCGAGCTTCCTCTTTCAGGACTTTCGCGCCAAGATCGATTTTGTTACGAAGAGCCCTGACAATTGTTTCATCGATTGTGTTATTCGTAATCAGGTCAATGTAGGTTACAGGGTTCTTTTGTCCGATACGATGACAGCGATCCTCCGATTGGATCCGTGTTTCAAGATTAAAGTCATTCGCATAGTAAACCACGGTGTTCGCTTCAGTTAGTGTTAGACCGTATCCGGCTGTCTGCGGGTTACCAATGAAGAACCGCAGTCTCGAATCAGGGTCTTGGAATTCAGTCACAATGTCCTGACGCTCAGAGTCGGGGGTGCTACCATAATAACAAGTCACTTGATTAGGAAACTTTTTCGATAAACTTTCCTGTAATTTTTGAATGTCGTTCCTGAACCGTGACCAGATCAACATTTTACCTTCAGTCTCTTCTGCGATATCCAACACAGCTTGAATGCGTTTGGTATCAACCTGAATCAAGTCACCGTTGTCCGTGACTAGATGACCTGATAACACCTGTTGCAGCCGAAGCATCTGTGTCAGTACGTTGTGGGTCGTGATCAGTTCTCCGTTGTTCAACATAGTCAGAGCATGTTCTCTGATTTCGTTATACATCCGCAGTTGCTGTTCGGTCATAGAGATGTAGCGCATGGTATAAGACTTCTCTGGTAGATCGAGACAATCTTTTTTCAACACTCTGAAACTAAACTGGTTGACCTTGTACGACAGTTCCTCCAAGTTTCGGAACCCAACAATCTCTTGAAAGGTATGCGCTCCCATACTGCGGCGGTGCAGAATCGCGTAGTGGTTTTGATAAGCATAGAAACTGTCAAAGCCAAGAAGATTTGGAGCGAGAAACTCTGCCTGTGAATACAGATCCATAGGTGAGCGGGTAATAGGCGATCCGGTCAATGCTCTGCGATACTTAAACTCATGTGCAATCTTCAACAGAGCCTTGGTTCGTTTCGCCTGGTGGTTTTTGATCGTGGTGCTTTCATCGATCACAATCATCCCTGTTCTACCAAACCGTTGAGCCAACCATTTCCCTGCTGCTTGACCTTTAGCAGTGGAGAACGCTTCAACATTCATTACAAAGATTGTGAGCCCGTCAAAGTTATCTTTGACTGACTGCATCTCTTCCTTCTGCTTTTTGTTTGCACCGGCAACCCAACGAATCGTTCGGTACGGGATGTCTTCAGGTAGATGTTCGGGTATCTCTTTGGTGACCCAGTTGCGGTACACACCCTTGGGTGCAATGATTAGTGCAAAGTTGCACTTGTCTTCGACAGCCAACGTTCCCAGGTTATCGAGCAGTGTTTTACTTTTGCCCGTACCCATTTCCATGAAGAAGGCAAACGCGGTACGATCTCCAGCCATATCCATAGCATCTTGTTGATGCTTATATGGCTCAGTCTTAAAGACATATTTTCTTTTTTTCTTGACAGACATTTTTCCTCCAGTTACTGTCTACTGTGTCAAATACATTAACATATGTTTTGATACATTCAAACTCATAACCAAAACCTGAAGAGGAGAAACTGGAATGAATGAGTTTTTTGAAGACATGATCGATGCAGCAGCAGAGCTATCGAGTGTAGACACTGAAAGCACAAAGACATTGTCTGGTGTTGTCAGACAACTCGAAAGTGTTCTGTCAGAAGTTGATCAAGCAGAAGAACATCTCAAGCGATTAAAGCAAGAGCGATTGAGATTATCTCAAGATGTAATTCCTTCTTTAATGGAAGAGATGGATGTCAATAGGATCGATGTTGGCGAAGGCGAACATAAAGTATCCGTTTCTATCAAACCTTTTATCTCAGCCTCGATTCCTGTTGCAAATAAGGAACGAGCGTATGAGTGGTTAAGGGAGCATAACTGTGATCACATCATCAAAAACGATGTCATTATTTCTTTTGATCGTAAAAAGGATGCCCAGGCAAGCAAATTAATGCTTGAACTCGAGAACAAGGGTTATCACCCTGAAGCTAAAACACACATACATGCCCAGACTTTAAAAGGATTTATTCGAGAGCGTGTAGAAAACGGGAAACCAATTGACCTTGAATTGTTCGGGGCATTCGTTGGTAAAACCGCAGAGATAAAGAGGAAGTAACAATGAGTAAACAAGTAAAAAAAGCAGACAACAATCTGCCATCGACAGATGTGATGGACTTATTCACATCGCATGAGGGCGAGGGCCTGGACTATGATACGTCTGAGCTGCAAATTCCTTTCATCAGAATAATTCAGGCTCTGTCTCCTGAGATCAACAAAAGAGACCCGAAGTTTATAGACGGTGCTTCAAATGGAGACATCTTTAACAACGTCACCGGTCAATATTTCAATGGCGAAGAGGGGATAGTTGTTATTCCATGCTATCAAGAGACAAAGTATTTGAAATTTACACCTCGTGACAGTGGTGGAGGTTTTCTTGGTGAGATAGCAAAGGGTGATCCAGAGATAGCAAAGGCTGTCAGAACTGGTGCTAAAGAAATTTTACCGGACGGTAATGAACTGGTTAAGTCTGATCAACACTATTGTTTAGTTTTAGCTTCTGATGGCATCCCTAGTTTTGGGATCGTTGATATGAAGTCGTCACAACTTAAAGTATCCAAGCGTTGGAAGACACAAATTAGCATGCTGACAAAAGAGGTTAACGGTCAACTGAAGAGACCACCAATCTTTCTCACCATGTGGAAGTTATCGACTGTTGAGGAACGAAATGACCAAGGTGCATGGTTTAACTGGTCAATCGCCAATGCCGGTCATGTAGAGAATAAAGAGATAGCTAACATGGCTTTAAATTTCCGTAAGTCTGTGATGTCGGGCGAGGCGAAAGCCGTTGCTGAAGACGTAGTAACAGAGCCAGCTGAACAACACTCAGCGTTTTAAATATTAGGACACGGACGGAAAGCTACCTTTCTTTTCGTGTCCTATTTTTTTCACGGAATATTTTATGTCGGATGTTGAACAGTTTTTATCCCTGTTCCAAGGATCGAACACGGGATACGGCAAAACAATAATAGGAAGCAAAAGACGCAACGGAAAACAAGAAGCTAGATGTTACACAGTTCGAGAATGTCTTACTGTTGAAGTTATGGCACAGCATTTAGAAGGTGAGACCAGTGTTGGTGCAATCCCAATAGATGAAAGAAACAACTGTAGGTTTGGCGCGATAGACATTGATGACTATCCAATTGACCACAGTGAACTGGTCAAGAAGTTAAACAAGTTTCAGTTGCCGTTGGCCGTGTGCCGATCTAAATCGGGCGGGGCTCACCTATATATGTTCTTTGTTGAATGGTTTCCCGCCTCTGAGGTACGCGAGTATCTAGCAGAGATTGCTGCATTGATAGGACATGCAGGGTGCGAGGTCTTTCCTAAACAGGACAAGATTCTTTCGGATCGTGGAGATCTTGGTAACTTCATTAACCTGCCATACTTTGACCAAGAGAATACGCTCAGATACATGGTCGATAAGAAGGGCAACGCGGTTGGGTTTAAAGAGTTTCTACGTTGGACTTCCAAAAACAAAGTAAAACTTACTGATCTGGACAATCTTCTTGCTAGACCAGAAGAATCCCCTTATGGAGATGCTACTCCATGCCTGGAGTGCATGTTAAACGACGGCATACCAAAAGGGCAGCGAAACATGACCATGTTTCAAACAGGAACCTATCTTAAACAGAAGTTTCCAGAAGGCTGGCAGAAGGAGATGGAAGCTGTTAACCAAACCACTTTTTATCCACCGTTGCCAGCTATTGAGGTTGTTCAGATACAAGAACAACATGAAAAAAAAGATTACCAATACATTTGTAACCAAGAGCCCTTTAAATCTTACTGTAATAGGGAACTTTGTAAGACAAGAAAATACGGTATCGGCAGTGGTAAAGGAGACGAGAAGCCAAAGATCAGTGGACTGACGATTCTATTGTCAGAGCCCAGGCTATACTTTTTAGACGTTGCTGGTAAACGTCTGGAGATAACGACAGAGCAATTACAAATTCAAATGCAGTTCCAGCGTCAATGCATGGAGCAACTTAATTATATGCCACCCGCACAGAAGGCCAACGAATGGCAATCACTGGTCAACGATCTTTTACAAAATGCCACACAGATAGAGGTGCCTGAAGAACTAACACTTGGAGGGCAGTTTAAAGAACTGATTAAACAGTTCTGCACGTCCAGGATTCGAGCAATGTCTCCCGAAGAGATGGAGATGGGTAGACCCTGGACAGACAAGAATAAAACCTATTTCAAACTCAAAGGTATACAGGACTATTTAATAAACCAAGGGTTCTCAAAATTAAACCGGCCACAGATACAGCAACGACTCAAGGATTTGGGTGGGGACTTTCACGGAGTGTATCGATACAAAGACGAGTCCGATAAATGGAAGGGTGTCCGAGTTTGGTGGGTACCTGAGTTTGAATACGAAGAAATAAGTTTACCAGAAGGAGATGAATATGAAGCCCCGTTCTGAAGATCGAATGTTAAAGGTTTCAGAACTAGCAGAGTTTCTTGGAGTGGCACCACCGACTATCTACAAGTGGGTAGACGAGGACAATCTTCCGAAGCCCTATCAGATAGGTGAGGCTGCGGTGCGGTGGAGACTGAGTGAAATAGAAACTTGGCTAGAAGAGAAAAGACGATGACAGAGCAGTTAATCTTTGGTCCTCCAGGGTGTGGTAAAACACACACACTCATGGAGATTATTCGTAATGAACTCAATGCGGGGACCTCACCGGATAGGATCGGCTTTGTTTCTTTTTCCAGAAAGGCGGTTAGTGAAGCAAGAGAACGCGCCGGTGCTGCTTTTAATTTGACTGAAAAAGATACGCCGTACTTTCGTACCTTGCATTCATTAGGCTTTAAATGGCTGGGCATGAAGACGACTCAGATGATTAACGCCTACGATCTTGCAAAGATTGGTAAAGATATGGGCTTGTTTTTTGATAATAGAGATGTGTTTGATGAAGATGGTTTGATGATGCAGTCTGCCAGAGAAGGCAACAAATACATGACCATAATTCATCGTGCTGCTATGAGACGGGTCTCTTTAGATAAGGAATTCAACTTAACGGGAGATTACAGATTACATTTTCCAATACTTGTAAAACTGTCTAAGTTGTACAACTCGTACAAAGAAGAAACCGGTAAGCATGATTTTACGGACATGATTAAGTTGATGGTGGAGCAGGGTACGGCTCCGATGTTGGACTTACTGATTGTTGATGAAGCACAGGATCTTACCCCGTTGCAGTGGGAGCAGGTTAAGTTACTGCGTAACAATGCCAAACGTATCTATTACGCAGGTGATGATGACCAAGCAATTTTTAAATACACGGGTGTGGACATTCGCTGCATGTTAAACGTCTGCAATGATTTAAAAATATTAGAACAATCTTATCGAGTGCCCAGAGCGGTGCATCGTCTAGCTAATAGAATCTCTTCAATGATAGGAACCCGTAAAGTTAAAAACTGGGAACCCACAAACCACGATGGATCTATTCGACATTACATTAGTATCGATCAGATCGACATGGATGAAGGGTCTTGGACAGTGATGGCAAGAACAACCAAAAACCTAAGAGTATTAGGGGATAACCTAAAAGCAATGGGTATCTTGTACAAGATCAACGACAGTTTGTCCTTCAATGAAAAACTTTTAAGATCGATTAACCTTTGGAAAGAATTACAGGCTGGTGAGTTTATTTCTGTAGAAGAGGCTGAACTCTTGTATTCACATCTACCAAAGCGTGGAGAAGGGGCAATGGTTAAGTATGGTATGGCTAAGACACTTAAAGAAATAGACTCTGAAAAATCTCTAACATACAACGATTTGGTTGAGGATCATGGGTTGTTGGCAAATAAAGAATTAGTTGCAGAAAAACTATTGCGTATCTCAGAAGAGGATTTGAGATACCTTAATGCGATTCGTAGAAGAGGTAAGATATCCACAGACCCATCCATAAAACTATCAACTATCCACAGGATGAAGGGTGGAGAAGACGACAATATTGTATTGTTAGACGATATGGGTTATTTGCCATACAAAAATTATGTAGAAGGTAACCCAGATGACGAGCATCGAGTTTTTTACACAGCCGTAACTAGAACAAGACAGAACCTACACATCGTGCAAACGGGTTCTAGACACAGGTATCCACTATGAAATTCTTTCGTGAACTAGAAAACCCAAAGCTAGTTGTAATTAGTTTAGGTGCAGGGGTTCAATCATCCGTACTGGCATTGATGGCAGAGGAAGGATGTTTCAGTAGAAAACCAGACTGTGCGATCTTTGCAGACACTGGGTGGGAACCAGAGGGGGTGTATAAACACCTTGAGTGGTTAAAGACACAGTTAAGTTTTCCAGTGCATACGGTACACAAAGGCAACATCAGAAACGATCTGCTCAACGAAGACAAGAACAAGAACTATCGTAGTGCTCCTTTCTTTACAGAGAACGGAGGCATGGGCCGAAGACAATGCACTCGAGAGTACAAGATAGAGCCTATACGCAAAAAAGAAAGAGAACTTATAGGTCTTAAACCAAGACAACGTGCTCCGAAAGAACCAGTTGTTGAAGTGTGGATCGGCATCAGCACAGATGAAATTCAACGTGTAAAAGAGAGTAAAGACACTTGGTCACATCATCGATGGCCTTTGATAGAAAAAAGAATGTCTAGGTCAGACTGTCAAAGATGGTTTGCTGAACGCTACGAAAATCGTGTGTTACCACGATCAGCTTGTATCGGTTGTCCCTACCACAATAACGATGAATGGCGGCACATGAGGGATAACGACCCTGTGTCTTGGCAAGACGCTATTCTTTTTGACCAACAGTTAAGATCAATAGATAGGAAGATGGAGAACAAGGAGTACGTTCATAGAAGTTTAAAACCACTAGACCAAGTTGATTTATCCACTCCAGCAGATCATGGACAGCTAAGTTTTCTTGATGAGTGTGACGGAATGTGTGGGATGTAAATGAAAGATACGAGCACGATTAATTATTTAGACAGAGAAGAACTCGACAACATGGAGGTTGATTGGTGTGCCCCAGAAATATTTCCAGATTTAACATCCTGCAAAGATATTGCAGTCGATCTAGAGACCTGTGACCCAAATATCAAAACGTTGGGACCTGGATGGGCTCGAGGCGATGGTTATGTTGTGGGAGTAGCTGTGGCTGCGGGGGATTTTGTGGGTTACTTTCCCATTCGTCACGAGAACAACGGTAATATTGACCCAAAGATTGTATTCAAATGGCTACAAAAACAATTAGATACGCCACATATCAATAAAATTTTTCACAATGCAACCTATGACTTGGGTTGGTTAAGGCACGAGGGTATCGAAGTTAAAGGCAGGATCATAGACACGATGGTCGCTGCGCCTTTGTTGAATGAGAACAGGTTCAGTTACAGTCTGGATAGCGTAGGCCGTGAGTATACCGGCGAGCGTAAGAACGAAAAGTTATTAAAAACTGCTGCTAAGAACTGGGGCATTGATCCCAAGTCTGAGATGTGGAAACTACCGGCTAAGTTTGTTGGTCAGTATGCGGAGCAAGATGCCGCCATGACCTTGAATCTTTGGAGGGTGTTTGAAAAAGAGTTGGTGCGCGAAGAGCTAACCTCTATCTTTGAGTTGGAAACAGGTCTGATACCCTTGATGCTGGACATGCGACAGAAGGGTGTGTTGGTTGATTTAGATAAGGCAGAGCAAACCAAAAAACTTTTACGTGAGCAAGAAGAGCAGATTAGAAAAGAGATCAAAAGGAACACAGGCGTTTTGGTTGAGCCTTGGGTGGCGACTAGCGTTGCCTCTGTTCTTGAACACTACGGCATCGAATACAAAACAACAGGTAAAACGAACCAGCCCTCAATTACAAAAGCCTATCTGCAATCAATACCGCACGAGGTCGCGGCACAAATACTTAAACTAAGAGAACTGAACAAAGCAAACAGCACGTTCATTGATTCGATTCTGCGTTATCAGCACAACGGTAGGATTCATTGTGAGTTTCATCAGTTGCGTAGCGATGACGGTGGAACGATAACGGGACGTTTCAGTTCGAGCAATCCAAACCTACAACAGATTCCTGCTCGTGACCCTGATTTGAAGAAAGCAATCCGTGGATTATTTATCCCAGAGCCTGGTGACCAGTGGGGCTCGTTTGATTACTCAAGCCAAGAGCCAAGATTGTTGGTTCACTACTGTCATGTTTTGTCTGGCAATGCGTCAGACTCTAATGTTCAAACTATTGTTGATGCATACCAACAAGAGGATGTGGACTTTCATCAGATGGTTGCAGACATGGCGGGGATCGGGCGTAAAGAAGCAAAGACCGTGAACCTTGGCATCATGTATGGCATGGGTCGCGGCAAATTAGCCAACACTTTAAGCATCAGTCAGGATGAAGCCAAAGAACTGTTGAATACATATCATGACAAAGTGCCCTTTGTTAAAAATTTAGCCGACTCTGCGTCTACCAGAGCAGCCAAGTACGGCAGGATACGCACGTTGTTAGGACGTAAATGTCGGTTTGATTTGTGGGAACCGACTACCTTTGAATACACCAAACCATTGCCACTAGAAGAAGCTAAGAAGGAGTATGGCCCAGGCATACGCAGAGCGTTCACCTATAAAGCCCTTAACAAGCTCATACAAGGCTCTGCTGCGGATCAAACAAAGAAAGCAATGGCTGAGTGCCACAAAGAGGGATTGACTCCTCTACTCACCGTACACGACGAATTGTGCTTCAGCATCAGTTCTGAGGAGCAAGCATCGCGGATCAAAGAAATCATGGAGACGTGCGTTGATCTTCATGTGCCAAGCAAAGTAGACCAAGAGTTAGGCGACAACTGGGGGGAAGTTGGATGAGGTTTGAGATTTGGAATGACAATAAATGTTGGTACAGTTTTTCAACATTTGAAGAGGCTGAAAGACAACTTAAAAAAATTAAGCGTCTTTTTACTGGCGACTTTGAAATTAGAAGAATGTGGATATGAACCTAGAAGTCTGACGAATCTTCGCCTGTTTCCATCATGTCCCGTAAACGCTCTGCTCGAGCACCCACCTGAGATGCCCAACGGCTATCCATCATCTGGATTGATGCCTCTTTATAGTCCCCCTCATCCAAAGCTTGGATCATCTTCTTAAATTGTTGGAAGCGGGGCATCCCAAGATTAAACACCATATCAATTACGACACGTTGACGCACTTCATCAAGATCCGCGTACCAATCAAAAGTTCTGACCAGTTCGTCGGTGGCAATATTGACATCATTGTTGAGGATGTAGTCAATCTCATCGTCGGACAGTCCTCGTTCCTCGATGTTACGACCCACGCCTATGGTCATGTATCCAGCAGTACATTGATATGGTTTGTGTTCGACACCTTCGTGTAACCGAAGTTGTGCAAAAAGTTTTTGTCTATCCACGTCTTGTCTCCAAGTCTCGCAATAATTGTTGTGTTCTAAAATTGGGTGTTAGAGCAGATGAGGATGCCGTTAGTGGAGTAGACGTTGATTGAGGTGTGACAGATGCTACAGTTTGTAAGGGTGTTTGAGGTTGCACAGAAACAACACTTGGAGTTTCGGTTTGAGGTTGCACCTGTGTTTCTTCAACTGGTTTTGGGTCAGGTCTTTCTTCTGCGCCAAAACCTCTTCTACGATCCTTTCTTTGCAAAGAACGTATTTCTCCTCTAGGCAGAAGCCTGTAGTTGCCTATTGATCTCATGTCTTTTTCAACTGAATCAGATATTTTCAGAGGCTCGTATCTTCCACGAAGTATCTCATCAATCCCACCAACATTTGTTTTCTCTTTTAAGATTCTTCTAATCTTAAACCTGCTCAGTCCAAGTGTCTTAACATCTTCTAGTGTTTGATGAAATGCATTAGTGGCTCTGTATCTAGCATCGTTGGCTTCGTTGTAAGCATCCAATAATTCATTAGGATCAGTAATGTTTAACGACCTTGCTACGCGGTTGAATATGTTTGAAGACTGTTGTCGTGCTTTAGCAAACTCATAAGCTTTATATTTTAAAGCAAGCTCTGGATCAATTGTATTCTCTGTAACACCTGTGAAAGCTCTAACAAGTTCTCCTGCAAACTGTCTTTCTCTACCCTGCCGATCTTTTTCTGAGATACCTGCTAAATCATTTAAACCGGTGGCTGACATGAACGAACGGGTAAATCTACCGGCTTCAAAACCTTTTCCAGAAATATCAACAGGAGCAACAGACGGAACAACACCGTCTAGTATGTGAAGAAAACTACGGCCTATTTTAGTTCCTGAATCTTCTTGTGGATTATATACAAGAGCCCCTGTTTCTGTTCGACCACCACGAATTGTAACGTCTAATAGTTTTGCAGTGATAATTGACTCATCAGTAAAGGCACTAAGCAATTCACTTAGAGATTCTGTTGCTGCCTCAAAAGCGATAACATCTCCAGACTTACCAAGTTTTTGTCCCTCCTCTACTTTGTTTAAAGCTCCAGTAAGAGTTCTTTCCAACATGTCATAAGGGTTTGTATAACTGTAATTGATGTATGTTGGTAACCCGTTCTTATCTCTGCCTGTAGGTATTAAACGAGCATTCTTTTCCCAAGGTGCCGCGAGAGAACGTTTGAACGCACCCATTTCTTCTTCTGTAACTCCAGACACTGCATACGCAAACTCGCTTAAAGCAACTGGTGCAATTCCAAAAGTTGTTGTTGCTCCGCTTAATCTACGAAGACCAATCTTTTGTATCTCTTTGTTTGTGCTTGCAAGCTCATCAAGACCTCGACCGATTGTGTTGATTCCGGTTCGCATAATCTCATAAGGAAAGGCTATAAAATTACCGAAGGGTAACTTACGAAGTTCTTTAATTGCATCAGGAGCTAGGTTGTAGTTTGGAACGGTATTTTTAACTATATCGGCTGCTTCTTTTTTCAAGAAATCATCAACACTAACAAAGTCTTGACCTAGTTTTTCCATCCGTTCTCTAGCAAAAGCCTCTCCTCCATCTTCCATTTTTGATAAGGCATTGCGAAGCTTATTTTGTTCAAATTTGTAGTTGTATATTTTCCAAACGTTATCCCCACCCTGATAAAAATCTTCAGCTACTTTTCCAACACCTTTAATTTTCTTACCGGCAGAGTCTAAGAAGTCTGCCCCTTCGGATCTAGACACTCTTTGTGCAAGTTCTCTACCAAGCTTTGTTCTCGATGCCTTATCATAGACCCCTTCAGTCCCCCAGCCCTCTTTAATCAATGCACGAAGTTCTTGAAGTTCTGCTTGAGATCCAATGACACCCAGTTCTTGAAGTTCTTGAAGTTCTCGTAGCTGCTCGTCAGATGTCTTTTTTAAAATATCGTCCCAGACTAGACCTACAGACTCAAAAACATTGGCTCCTTTACCTACATTTCCTTGAGCAGCAGCAAACAAAGCGGCAGAGGTTACGTTTCGTATTTGTGTAATAGGTGACAAAACGGTTTTACCGTATTGAGAGTAGCCTTTGGCTCGTAAGAAACTAGAATAAGTTGCTCTTACTAAATTTGCTGCAGGGTTTGCTAGATCATCTTTAACTTGTTTTGTAAGATCAGCGTAGACCCTTTCGGGTACGGCATAACCTTGAAGTGCTCCCCATTGAACAGCATCACTTGGAGCATCTTTAACTCCTATTGCACTTAGGTTTTCTAGATTTCCTAATGTAATATACCCGTCTGGAACCGGATCAGCATCACTGGTTCTTTTTACAAAAAACTTACCGATTCCTGCTTTAGACTCAGCCAATTTGGCAACGTTACCATAAAATTTATCGACTGCTTTAAACTCAGACAAGTCTGCAATTGTTCCAAGAAAAGCTTCTTGAGGGTCTTTAATCTCTCCCAAAAGTCTTCTTTGGTATTCTTTAAACATCTCCCGATTTTCAAACATACCTGTTCTTAATCGTTCCATTGAAACTCTAGCGGCTTGACCGCCCTTGTTTCTTGCTCCAAATTTAGACTTATACTCTTTTAAGAACTGGTCTGTCGCAACTTTAGCTTGTTCGTTCGTGACTTTTGAACCAACTAAATCTGTTCCATCGTCCAAGAAACCAAGTCTAGAAAGATCAGATCCTTCTTTTACTCCACCAGGTTTTACTGATCTTTTAAGAAGCTCAACTGTAAAATCTTTGTCACCTTTGAAACCAGATAAGGCTAGGTCTATAGTTTCTTTGTCCGGTTTATAGTCTGGATCTAACGCCGCTCTATAACTTCTTCTAAGATAAGTATTGAGATTCTTTTCTACCGTGTCGTTGATAACATCAGCAACACTTTCTCCTTTTCTAGGTCCTTGTTGAACCTGAATACCCTCTTCTTTAAGACGTTTCAAAAGAGCACTGCTCTGAATATCTTTAGATAAACGATCTATCTGACCTCTCATTTTTTGTGCTATGGGACGAACAGTTGGGGGCAAAGCTTCTATCAATACTTTACGAGCTTCTTCTGTATTTTTTCCAACACTACTGGGGTTGAGAAAAGCTTCCAATGCATTGTTGGTTTGAACTTTAACTAAATCGGATTGACCTTTTAAGATTGGCTCTAAAGCCTTGTTAAGCTGTTTTAAAGTCCTTTCTGCCTCTTTTGCTTCGGCAGAAGAAATGCCTTTGATAACAGCCCTTTCTGCTGCAACTTCCTCTGGCAAAGAGCCCCGATAACGTAGAACAGATAGGGTGTCTGACAAAACACTATCTACAAAACCTTGTTCGTCTCTTTTAAAAACTCTTTCCTCTGCAATGCGATCCAAATAATCTTTTGTATTCTTTACGGGTGCAGATTTTTTAACTGCTCTTGCTATTGGTGATAAGTTAGGAGCAACAACATCACTAACTTTTCCAGCAACCGCTCCAGTTGCCGTCAAAGCCCCGCCAAGTATGGCAGGTGCCGTCGCCACTATTGTGCCGGTTTCTGCACCTATCTTAAATTTGTTAGTTATCCTTCGCCACGCTTCTTCTCGACCCTGCAACCCTATATCTTTTTCAGTTACAGTCGGTCCACCATCGAAAAAATCGCCAATGGTTGTAATGCCATCTGTCGCTACAATAGCGTCGGCTAAACCTGCTGCAGCTATTTGCTCTGCCGCCAAACCTGCTTTTTGAGCTTTAGTTAACTCTGCTCCTGAACGAGCAAGCTTTCCAAGTTTCGTGGTTTTAGAAAGAATGTTGGCGGCTGCAACACCAGGAACTACAAACTGGGTAAGTATTTCTGCACCTTTACCCGCAAATCCTACTGGATCGATACCCCCTGCTCTACGCACTTCATCAGCAAAGTCTGTGACATCTGAGGCGTAATTTGTATCAATGGCTAAATCAATTGCAGAGGCAGCAAGTTCCCCAACCCCTTGAATAATGCCAATGCCACCAGAAACAATACCCTCTCCAATCTCTTGAAGAGTCCCTTCACTTTCTGTTTTAGGTTTTTGTTCTGGTTCTTCTGGTTTTGGATTAGCTTTAAGAAACTCTTTAGCCTGACGACGTGCTTCTGTTTCATCTTCTGTCTGCGCGGTAAACGTGCGCCCATCAGGTAAAGCTACGTTTATCACTATTCTTCCAGAGTTATTGTTTTTAGAAGTTGTTGAATCTGTGCTGGAGTTGCTATGTCATCGTCTCCTATAAGACCTTGTTTAACAGCTAAATCGTTGTAATAGGTTCTTAAATTGTCATCTTTAAGAACGTCAGATAAGGTTAACGTATCTGACGTAGTTCTTGACTGACGGTAAAGTTCAGCATCTTCTTCCGCTCTTGTTCGCATAAATTTTGAAAAATCTACAGTCTGCTCATCTGTCAAATTGTTAATATCCACGTCTGGATTTAGAGTCATATACTCGACTCCTGCTTTACCTAGAGCACCGATCTTGGCATTAAATTCCATTCTCTTGTTTTGTATATTAGCTATATCTCTTTTCGTTTTTTCCGATTCTTCAAATCGTCTTTCAGCCGCATTTAGTTCTTGTGTAAATCTGCTTTCTTCCAATGTTATTCGAGCCGCGAACTTTGCTAAGTCAGCATCAGTTCTAAACTTTTCTCTAATTATATCAACGTCGGCACCAAATTTAAGTTCTGCCATTCTCTGATCATTTTTACGAAACTCTTCGTCTATTTTTAGTGTGGTATCTAGTTTGTATTGCTTATACCTTTCTTGTCTGGCTTTACGTTCCTTAGCACTTTGAGAGAACTTCTCTACTCCCTTCATTGCTCCCTGTGCAATGTTTTTTAAAGTGTTTGGACTGTCCCCAGCGGCAATAGCAAAACCAAGAAAGGCCAAGTTAAACCCGTTCTCTGTCTTAATGTCTTTCGGGTCTTCGTTGAATATTTCTTTGTACAGTTTTTCGTTTTCTTCTAGGATTTGTTTTTTGGTGTTAGCTCTTGTTTCGTCTTTTCTTCCTAAGAGTTCACGAATTTTTTCATTAATTTGTGAAGCACTAAGGTCCTGATTAGAAGCAGTGTCAGCAACTGTTTGAGCAAGAATTGCTCCTCTTTTCTCTGCCTCAATATTCGGATTTGTTACAGCACTTGCAGCATCTGATGCCTTTTTGTCTGCATCTTGTTGAGCTTTAGTACTAGAGTCAGGATCGGGTTTAGGATCGGGTTCAGGTTTAGATTGATTCTCTGTTATTTCTTGTTGAGCTTTTTTAATATCTGCGGCAGTTGGCCCACGCATTGTTGGACTTAATCCTGCTCTTTTCTGTTCGCTTTCCTCAAACTTTTCAGGATCTTTGCTTTTAAGAGCACGTCTGTACTCTTCTTTTGATAGTTCAGGGAACTGTCCTTCTGCTATGTTTGCTTTCTTTTCTAAAAAGCGTTCCTCTAAACCAAGACCAAGAACGTCAGAAATAGTGGTTAACGTAGGATCTACAAACTGGCCTAGTGCTTCTCCTGCTCGAGAAAACTCTTGTTTTCCTCGTTGAGTCAAGTTGAAAGAATCCACCAATTTGTCTTGTTCTTCTTTAGGCAATTCATCAAAGTCTTCAACAAAAACTTCTTCAGGATTGATCCCTCCTGTCAATAAATCTTTTCCTACTATAGACTGCTTTGGAACCGCTTCGTATGATGGAACTGTTTCCGCTTCTAATGGGTCAGCAATGCCCCGACCAATTCCATATAAACCAGAAGCAACAGGTATTCTTTTAAGTAAGGTTGATATCCCACCGAAAACAGGAGCATCAGTCAATCTTTTGCTTGAGTAGTCTTGTCCTATTAATAGTGGTGCTGGTCGTGCGCGAGAGGCTGGTCCGCGTGGAGAAATATTACCGGTTGTAAAACCTGTTCCTCTTTGCACCACTGATGGAAGTCCTCCGGTTGTTACAGGTCCTGATGGCACGAGGGCTCTGCTTGAAGGAACACGGGTATTGGCGATGGGTTCTCCTGAAAATATAGGACCGGTCATCCTAAACCCACGTCCCGTAACGTCCCGTAATTGTTGGCCGGGTATTCTAACCGTTTGCCCATTAGCAAACTTCTGCACAGACTGCATCAAAGGCACACTAGATGCCATAATACCGCCCATTTGATTTAGTTTTGCTCTGGCAGGGCGAGGCTTAAACAAACGTCTGTTATATATGTTGCTCACTATGAACCGCCTCCAAACCCAAGCATACTAGGAATGTCAAAACCTGCTTGTCCTAAACCTGCTAAACCTACTCCAAGCCCTGCAATCTGTGAAACTGTGGATGGAGAGGGTGCAGTTTGTGCTGTCAGTGTAGTTTGTGTGGACGGCACACCACGGAAGATGTCAGACATAAAGCTTATTCTCTGGAAAGGTTCAGCTTGTCTTTCAAGATCCGTGGCACGTTGTGCCTCCAGTTGTGCTTGTGCTTGTTGTTGCTCAATACCACCAAGACTTAACAGCGTGTTGATGTCTGCTTGCGACCCACGTTGTGCCGCCTCACCCAGTGCCGCCTGTGACAATCCGGTCTTTCCTAATGCAGAACCAAGTGTCCCGATCCCTTGTCCAAGTTGCCCGAACAACTGTGCAGCCGACTGTTGCCTAGCCATCTGATTGGCAAAAGCGTTTTGTGCTTGCGCCTGTGCTTGTTGAAATCCTGTTGAACGGAGTTGTGCGCCGGTTCTTGCCATCTGGTCGGCAAGATTACGCTGTAATTCCTGTTCAGCAACAGCCTGTCTTGATCCACCAAACGCACCAGACCTTACTGCCTGTGCTCCAATACCCTGTCTTTGAATATCACCCTGTCTTTGGATATCGCGTTCTGCTTGTCGGATCACCTGTTCTGTAAATGGATCCATGAACGCCTGTGCTGACGCTGGGTCAAAGGCAGCGGTAGAGCCCATCAGTAGTGGTGCCCCGCTAAGTGCTGTGCCTATACCTTGTTGTATTGCACCTGCACCTGCACCTAGTGTGCCTTCTCCCGCCTGTAGCATCGGCTGAAAAGCACCAATGCCATCGTAACCAAGTTGTATTGCTCGTTGTTGACCAGGAGAAAGAGTAGCAACCTGACGCTCTGGTATAACAGTTGGATCGGCGGCTCTTGCTGTTGTTGAGGCAAGCAAGTCTTTGAGAAACTTTTCCTGATACTCCGGTAGTATACTGACCTGTTCGGTGCGGACTGTTTCAACCATTACGCAACCCTTTCATATTTTTTCATTATTTCATACATACGGGCGGCACCTTTCTCTCGATCACCGTTACCCATACCACGCACAGCGCGTTCTGTCATTACAAACTCACCGTCCGAAAGCCTTGCTTCCTGTACCTTCTGTCCGTTTTGAAAGATACCTGCGTTGATACTGTCGCTTCGTCCTGTCCCAGGACCTTGGATATAGCCGCCTTCAGCGGCAGCAAGTGGATAATCATACTCTTGCACAATGTTCTGACCAATGTAATCAGGAACTCGCTCACCTGTAGCCAGCTGTCGTCTCTGTAAGTCAGTTAACGTGTCTTCTTCCTCTTCACCGGCTAATAACGCGGCTAGTCCACCCCCTGTTAGCATACCTGTAGGAGTTTTTAAGAAATCAAGGAGCTTGGAGCCAACACCCTTTTCTGCAACCTGTTTACCCAACTCTTCAGTGGCGGCAGTTTCCAATACCTTTTTTTCTGCTGCGGCTGTGGCTGTGGCTTTAGCTGCGGCCTCTGGCCCAAACCCTGCGGCTGTAGCACCTGATCCTGCTAAACCAGATAAGGCAGCATTCTTAATCGCGTCTTTAACATCACCACCCGCTAGTAGTGTACCGATACCAGAGCCAAGAGCCGCGTTCACAGCAGCACTGGCAGCAGGTCCACCAAAGAATCCTGCTACTCCTCCGATTATTGGTAAAAGACTTTTAAGACCCAACACCCGCTCCTATGTAGTGATACTGACTGTACCGACTGCGCCAGTTGCGGAGTTGCCAGCAACGTGCGGATTATGACTTTGCGTTATCTTAACAAAGCCATCTACATTAAACAAAGCACCAACTTCTAATCCCTGATCGTGCGTTTGTATGTTTGTTAAGGTCAGTTCCGTGTGCCGTGCATCGCCAGGATTCTGCACTTGTTGCAGAAACACGGAGAAGGCGCGGATCACCTCTGTGAAATACACACTGTCGTAGTCCTGTGGTGGCACAGGAAAAAACGGTCTGGCTAATCGACGACTCATCGTCTGCCGTCCGGTCTAATATCAACACGCGGGCTACCTAGCCGCCAACCCACGCCTTCTGCTGTGCTTTCTACCCGTAAAGCAAACGACCGACCACGCAATCTCACATGCACCTGATCGGTAAACTGCTCAATTGGGCTGGTTGATGTCTGAGTGACACCGCCAGTTTCTGGGGTGCCATAGTTTGTTCCGGGGAAATTACGCGCTTTTAAAATAAAATTGGCGGCTGGGTTGTCGCTACCAGAGCCTGTAGAGGTTCTAAACGTCAAGTCAGGTAATATCCGTCGTATAAACAAGAACCCGTCGCCATCCTGTATGTCCATCTGACTTGATTCAATGTGCGCGGACAAAGCGGTGTTCGTGCTGCCGTCATCGAACCCAGATTCGTGGTTATATAAATAATTATCCGTGTTCGCTGCAATTGGAAAGTCGTTGATACCACGGTCTAGCCAAGCTGTGCGTGTCAGACTACCGATATACCAGATCTGTTGTTCATAGTTATAGATAACGTATTTGTCGTTTTCGGTAGAATTTGATGATGGATAGAACCACCATATCTCGCCAAAACTAGAGTTGACCCCCGCAATCACTTTCTCTGCCTGATCGGTATTGAAGTCACTAAATACATGGTCTTTGACGGAGCAGGGCAACTTTTTGACCGATCCGCTATATACATAGAACTCCTGTACACCCATCCAGAACACCGTATCGTCTACAGCAACGGCGGCTTGTGGACTACGAATGGTGATGTTTTCAGAAATCATCTGCACACCAAAGGTGAATGGTGGACCAAGGAACTGCATACTGTGAACAGACACATCTGTAATTACCAGAATCTGCTGTCTGGTTTCGACGGCAGTTACGATCTCAGACCCAGAACCTATGCGTAGATCACCGGCAGTATTGGTTGCTGATGGTATCCAAGTGGTCGGGTCTTCCTGACTACTAAAACGAATCAACAACGGGTCTTGTGTGCCAATGGCACCTACGCCATCACAGCCAAAAACGATGACATGACGATCCACATCAGAAACGATGACTTGTTTAGCAATAGTAGGAGTACCGGCATCGGCATTTGTTCTGTCAGACAATTTGACAGATCGGGTGCTTGTTCCTGCGCTGGTGTCCCAATAAAAAATATCACCATCACGAACATTGATAATCAGGTCTTCACCAAAATTGTCATGTGTCCAAATACGAAGAATCGAAGATGTGACGGAAATATCTGCATCTCCATTCCAAGTGCTACGACCCCAGGTTCCTGCACCCCAGCCACCACCTGTGACACTGGTGTCCAGACCTGCGTTAATCTGATAGGCAGCAACAACAGAACCACCACCATTACCTGTGTCCGATGAATTAGCCGTAACAGCAGTCCTATTGATCGCACCATCGTTTGTGATAGAGGCAATTGTGGTAGCTTCGGACCGTGCAATGATTGTGTAGGAGTTCTCGTTGACGACGCTTTGAATTTCATATTCCTGATTCAGCACGTTGGCTGTAATCACACCTCCGAGTGTTGCAGCACCACTGAAAGTTACAAAATCACCGGCAATCGCACCGTGACCGTTTTCTGTCACAGTAATTGTTGAGGATCCATTAGAAGCAGCAAAGGTTGCATCGCCAGCGGCAGTCGTCAGGCGAATAGGAGTAATATCGAGAAAAGCACCGCCTTCATGAACGTAATACTTTTTGTTGGTGCCAACACCTAAGTAACGACTTTTATCTAAGCCAACAAATGGATGTAATGCTCTGGCTGTGCCAAGGTACGAGTTTGTCGCAAACTTCTGCCAGCCACCTATCTTTTCAGCAAACCCTGCACGAAACCTGACTTTATCGCAGTCGTTCCAGCCTCCCTCGTTAGAGTACGAGGTAATCTCTTTCTGGATTCCTGGTCTAAAAGCAAGCTTCGTTAACGGCATCAGATTTCTTCAGGCCAATTGTGGATCGGTGCATTACCTGTAGGGTTACCACTACTGTCCACAGGCGTATCGTACAGAGCCATGAACTTCGCGTGAGTATCACAGGCTGTTATTGCATCTTCGATAGTTTTGCTCTTAGCTCGGACAGCCGTTCTGTAATCTGATACGGCAGTTGGTATCGCTGTTCCCGCCTCTGTCTTTCGCGTAACGTACCAATCAGTTTGGCTAAGTTTACCGCCCGCTGTTTCTTTTGTTCTTGCAATAGCGACTGATTTAAGTCCGAGTGTGACGACTTGGTTTCCGTCTTGATCAAGGATGGGGTTCCCATCGTCATCGACCTCGTTGACATCCGCAATGTTCCTTTCGATGAGCGCAGTTTCATCGGCGTTCCATCCCCAGTAAAAGCGATTGTCCCAAGTTTTTGGATCGGCAACAAAGGTCAGTCCTGCCGCTTTCTTTTCGTCGTCAGTCCAACGCGCCCACGTTTGCGGATGGGTAACTCCATTAGAGTCTCTCCATGACTTGCCTTCGCGGATGACTGTATCGCCTAATTTCCACATTATTCCGTACCTCCGTTGGCGAACTTAAATGGCTGATCTGCAAACGCCATGTAAACATAAGATTCATTGGTGGTGTTAATATCGCCAGACCCGCCTCTAATCTTAAATCCGTTACTCAAAAATGAAATATCGTGATTTGACGCATCGGTTTGTTCGGCGGCTGAAGTGTTTGCTCTGAGATATACGCCATCATCAGGTGTCCGTTTATTGTCATACATGACCCATTCTCGTCCGTTTGCATCACCCTTGATCATTAGCCAAGCGGGTCTGAATCCGGTGTAGACAAACGGGGAGTCAATATCATAATCGCTGATATAAGCATCATCATAAGTGCCGAACTTGCTGAAGCCTTCTTTTGGTGCAAAGCAATACGCTATGAACGCTTCACCACTTTCATTGACTTGTCCTGCCCCACTGCCGCCTAAAGTAAACACGGAAGAAGTCGGAGTTGTACTATCAAAAAAGATCGCTCCGTCTGTATCAGCGTCATTTGTCGAATTTAAGAAAAAGTTCTTAGCGGCCCCAACACTGACATGATACACAGCCCAGTTTGCCGACCCATCTTCTCTGCTTTTCAAAATTATCCATTCGGGGACAGTTCCAAGCCCGTGAGCCACAGTGCCTGCTGATCCGGTTCCCGTGTAGCTGATGACGCTGAATCCAGCCTCTGTGCTGACTGTTCCTGTTGAGTCAATCGTGCCTACACTCGTGGCACTCGCATCGTTGCTGAATGATGTTCCTGCTTTCCATGACCATGCGACATATGTATCACTAGAACCATTGATTGAACCAGAGTTACCAATTGTAAACCCATTAGAATCAAACGATGTAATCAATGTAGATGCAGATTGTTCTGCGGCTGTGGTGTTTGGATGTAAATACTTACCAGTACCAAGGATAGAATCCTGAGCAATGTGATTGATTGCGCTATTTCGTTCTTTTGTCCAGACCCAATCTGGTTGATGCCCTGTGGTGATACTACGGCTTGATGTTCCATCACCTGACCATATGACCGTATTAAAATACTCCGTAGGATTCTCGCCCTGTGCTGGATTAATCGCCGGATCGGGTAGGTTGGCTGTGCTGAGTGCGACAAACCCTGTGGGCGGTGTGTGGGTAAATGCTAGCTGTCCAAAGTTGATTGAGTGTGTCCCTGCGTGAGAAAAATCAGTCGCAATAGTCCACGTTCCATTTGATGGTGATATGTTGATAGAACCTTGGCTAGAATTATCTTTATAGAATGCAATTGTCTGCGGAGAAGAATCTAAATCTAACGCAATCGCTATGACATTCCCTGAACCATAAGAATCACCATAA